ATGGCATGACGGCGTAAGGGTGTACAAGTTCTGATACTGTCCTCACCTGAGACCCCACCACCTCTGAGTCCCCCCTTCCTCAGACTGTGGTGGGGTTCTCTCTTGCCAGCCCCCACCTTTGGCGTGGCGTCATACCACCCCACACACCATAACGGCAACGCTGCCCCGACTCCATCTCCATAGCAAACGCTAAACATTCCAACCTGACTGTGCAGTTTCGACACAGTTCCAACGCAGCAGCAAACGGCTTCTCATTTGTCATACCGCAATGTTCGGGGAACATCACATCACGGGCGGTGCCAGCACAGTTCGCTTTCTCACGCCAGTCCCATTGGCTCATTTCTTTTTCTTCCTTTTCTTTGGTTCGTCGCTGCTGTCTTTAGGTTTGTGACACCAACACAGGCAACCTGCCGTGTCCCAAGGTTCCCACCGTTGCAGCAAATCTGACACAGTCCAGCAGTGCTCACAGAACCCTGCTGACCCGTCGTATGTTTCACTTCTTGACATGAACCATGTTCATGCAGCCGAGGTACCCCATTGCATCAACGAGTGAATCGTGGTGCCATGTGCCTCGCTCACGGGCAGTGCGCAGCCTTGCCATTTTCACAGCGACCATGAAACACAACGCTTCTTGCACTGTGAGTTCTACCCCTGTCAAACCGTAGAAGATGTCTACGACTTTGCCGTAGTCCTCAGAGGGGTGGTCGTATTGTTGGTGGCGGGCACCGGTGATGAGGTCGTGTGCCTCGTGAAGAATCTCCGCCCCTTCGGTGTTCATCAGAACAGTTCGTCTTCGTCGTGCTTTGACAGAACATTCTTGACTGTTTCGTTGGTGCGGTCTTTGACCCAAGCGTTCCACTTGCACGACACAGCAACATCATCAGCGACAACCTTCGTGAACTTGCCTTGTGAGCCGTCTTTCTTTTTGTATTCGTCGGTTTCCATGTGACCTACAACGATGACGCTGTCACCTTTTTGTGCAGATGCAACGGTGTTGTCAGCCAACTTAGAGAAGCACACAACTGAGAACCATGTGGTTTTCTTCTTGTCGTCTTTGCCTGTGGTGGATGCGACAGTGAATTCCAGAATGGACATTCCTGATGGGGTGACTCGTAACTCTGGTGGTTGACCAATGTTTCCTGAGATGGTGATGTGATTCATTTTGTTTCCTTTACTTGTAGTGGCAAGGTTCTGTTCGCCCGCCGTGTGCAAGCGTGAGAAGGCGGATAGGTCATAGTTACAAATGTTGTGATGGTCATGCCGCAGAATCGGCAGACCCATTCTTGCTTGAGAGAAATCCCCTTCGTTGCCACCTCGTTATGGTATCGGTTTCCACTTGCGAATGTCAAGATATTTGTTGTTCCGTATACAGCCCCACCCGTTTAGTCCAACGGCTGGTCTGTCCCACACATACAGTGACCCGTCTTTTCTTTTGACAAGTGTTGACCATCCGAACACAGCGATGCGGTTAGCAACAACAACCTGTTCGACAATGGTTGCCTGTGCAGGGTGTGGTGCGAACTGTTCACCACCGAAGCGTTCCCATGTTCCCATGTTGGAGTCACGGAATCGTCCTTTGGTGTAGATACCTAAGCCACCTGCCCATGTGCCTCTGTCTTGCCAGTTGGCACCGGTTTCACAGGTTGCTACTGCTGCCCAGTATGCAAGTGATGGGGTGCGAGGGTGACGGTGTTGTGCCACAAGTTCTAGTGTGGCGTTCACCTTTCTTTGTTGTAGAACCGGTGGTTTTTCGTCAGCCATAACCGGTGTGGCTGGTGCTAGTAGGGATAAGAACAATGCGGTGAGGGCGACTTTGCGCATCTGATACTCCTTTGTAGAGGGACATGGCTACATAGGGGTCATAGGTCTCCTTGGGGTGGGGGATGTGTTCAGCCTACAGGATTCGGAACTTGCACAAACCTGCTGGTACTTCTATGAATTGCTCTGATGTGGTGTATTTGGTGTTCTTTGTAACAAGTTTGCACTGTGCAAGTGTTTTGCCGTCAACGAGCAGCAACTGTGTGCGGTTGTGATTCAGCATGGTGAAGTAGTGGTTCGGGGCGATGAACTTTTGTTTCCGTCCAGCGAAATGCACCGTATTGAACGGGAACTTTGCTGTGTTCCAGTTGTGTTTGACTTCCACTTCAAAGCCGTACTGTTTGTCGTTCTTGTCTGCGAGTACATCTATGCCGTATTGGTCGGGGTTGATGTATGCGTTGAACTGTTTGGTGCCAAGCCATTCAACGACAAGATGTTTTGCGTCATCATCATCGTCGTACAGTTCGGCATCGAACGGTTTGTGTGTCATTTGTAATACATGGATAGGCATAGCCCAGCGATGAAGCCAAGCACAGCCATAAGTAATGATGTCATTGGTTGCTCATTTTTCCTTGCCAGAATCCGATGCCATAGTTGACTGCTGCGAGTAACAGCAGGGTGATGAACTCACGCATTGCTTGCTTCTTTGTCGCATGGCATGCAGAACAGGTAGCCGTCTGCTTCGACGTAGGACACGGTGATGACATAACGCTCCCCGTTAAGTGTCAGGTGTTGTGTGCCGAGCGTTTCCCCGCACCACTCACAAGGGGGGTTTGCCGTCATCAACGTACTCCCACCAATCATCTGCGGCTTCTTCCAATTTGCGTCTTTCTTCAGTAATATCATACTCAATTCCACACAGCGCACTTCGATAGTTGCGTATCTGGTAACGCAACTTTGCAATTTCATCAGCGGCTTCCATGTCTAAACAGCGTTCGTCGCCCATTGGACACCAGCAATTAGCCGAATCACAACGCTTCCGTAGTCGGGTCACAATGTCATCAATCATTATTTTTCTTTTCCAAATTGTCAATTACAGAAATCCAGCCAATATGAAACTCATCCCAATCAGTTGTTGTTATTTGTATAAGTGGCGCAACTAGGTTTTTCAATCTTGGGTTTGCTTTCAACCATTTATCCCAATCTTCTATTTTTGTACTTATGTCATCAGTCATTGCCAACCGCCTGACGGTACTCATACAACGCCACCTCCGCTTCACCAGTGAACGACCCCCAACCTGCGAGACGTTCCGCAATCTTCCGCCACTTCTGCACTTCACCTTCAAGGTGTTTGATGTACTGCTGGGTGATGTAGTTCGGTTCGTCATGTGATTGGAACACGCCACCATCACGGGCGTAATACTCCCAGATGTTGTCAGACTGACTCATTACGTGCCTTCTCTTTGATGTCAAGGTACGCCTCAATAATGAAACGCTCACTGTCTGATGGTGGGCTGAGCCTCTCAAACTTGTGGGCGTTATAGATGCGGTTCATCAACGCTTCAAACAGTTTGTCTGTCAACGCATCCATCAGTACCCCACCTCTTTCAGTAGGCGCACCATGTCTTGCAGGCGCATGACAGCGTACTGGTCAGAGCCGTCGCCGTACCCTGTCCGTTTCACCACCAAGATTCCGTAGTCCGCTTCAGCGTTCTTCCGTTCTTGTTCTGTTTCTTTCAGCCACCCTGAGAAGTCGTGGGCTTTCTTTGCTTTGCACTCAAACACCAGTGGACCACAGCCGGTGATGTCACCTTTGTCTAGTGCTCCGTGTAGTGCTCGTCGTTCAGCGTAGGGGAAGCCGTTGTCTTTCAACCAGCGAACCACAAGGGTTTCAAAGTTGGTTCCTTTGCGTCGTGATGCGCTCATGCCATGCCCTGCTTCCCAAGGTATTCAACGTGTTTTTTGTTTTCCTTGTACCACTGGTCAAGGTCTTGTTCTGGTTTAGCGAACAGCACTTCACGAAGGTTGGGTTGCAGGTTGTGCAGCAACCATTCAATGCGGTCCAGTCGGCGTGTCAGATTGTCCAACGAGGTGTTGGTCAGATGAGCACGGCGGTAGATGGTGTCAATCTTGTTGCGTGTGCGCCGCCTCATCCTTTCGCCTCTTTCAACTTCTTGAACGCTGCCCGCATTGCAGGCAAATCAGACTGCTTCAGCCCACCGTTCGACAACCCTGCCTCATCCAGCACATCTTCAGGGAACAGTCCTGCTGCTACGACAGCGTTGTTGAACTGTTCAATCTGGTCGGATGACAGTTTGCCATCATCAACAGTCGGTGACTGTTCCTTCTTTGGTGCTGGCTTTGGTGTTGCTTTGCGTTGGGGGGCAGGAGTGGGGTGCTCGCCCAAGTCATCCCACTCCTGCTTTGTCCAAAGACTGAGGCCGATGCCGAATCTCATGGCGCCGTTCCTCAATGCGTCTCCGTAGACGATTTTGTCCAAATCGGTGCTGTTTGCTTTGGCGGTTCCGACAGCAAGTCGTGCCTGCCCAAGCAGTGTCATCTCAAACCAGCAGGTTGCCATGTCGTTGACAACGTGCATTGCCGGTCGACCGTTATCCCATGCGATGGGGACTAGACGCCAGTGCGGGTCAATCTCAATGAGCAAACGGGTGATGTCAGCATGACCCACGAAGTCCAGTTGCATACCACCTTTTGGTAGTTTGCCGACAATCTTCGGGTCCGGTATTGCATAGTTGTTGAGCACCTTCAACAGTGCTGCTGTGTTTTCCTTTTCCATTATTTTTCTCCCTTCAGACGCAGAGTTCTGCTCTGTACTTTTTTGGTGTATTGGCTTGCGAGTGTTGGTTGTTCCGCTTGGAACCTTTTGACATCGAAGTAGTCACGCATAAACGGTTTCCATGTGGCAACCACTTCGCCACCAAGGGTGGCGGTTTGTGACGGTCCGATGAGTTGGCACAGGTCTGCTTTCAGCCTGTCTTCCAACGCCTTGTATGAGGTGAGTTCAGACTTGACATGGCGTAGTTGTGCGAGCAGGTCTGATGCTTGCTGCGGCAACTCTGCTGCTTCTTCAACAGTCTGTTGGTACCGTGTGGAAATCGTTTCATACGAGTACTGCACACCTTCTGGGGTGATGCCAAGTTCGATAGCAGACAGCCACTTTTCAGCGGCAGCAATGTGTTCTTCCATCTCATCAGTGGTGATGGTCTGCTCGTACAGGTGCAGGTCAAGTGATGGGTCAAAGACTGCCCATGTGACTCGTTGTGCGTCGGCACAGATGGCTTGTTGTACACCTTGGATTTTCCAGTAGTCAGGCAGTTCGCCTCGCCAGTCACGGGTGGTGGTTTTGACTTCCAAGATGTGCTTGTTGTCTTCGTTCCATCCGTCCAATGTGGCAATGAGGTGACAGCCGTTGTCGTTGTCGTAGCAGAACAGTTCTTCAGGTGTGGTGAATGTCACGCCGAGCAGGTCGCCTGCCCATTCGATAATCATTCCTTCCATGCGGTTGCCCCTGTCCATTGCCTTTGATGGTGGCTGTGGTGTGGGTGCTACGCCGGACAGAAGTTCTGCTGCATATACGTCGGCTGGCACGAACGGGTGTACGCCGTAGATGGCGGCTGCTGCAGAGGCCGAGATGCGGCGGTTGCCGTGCTCATCTTGGTATCTCTGGTTGAGCCAGTCTTGGCTTCCGTGCGTGGCTTTCGGTATTCGGTACCGTTTATGGGTCATGTCCCCTTTACCTTTCTTTGTAGGTTTAGGGGACAGATTACAGGTGGGGTGTCACATTGTCAAGCGTCGGGGACAGAACAATTATGCGGCGCACCATCCCAGATGGTATGTACATCCCGTGAATCCCCTCACCTTGGCAGAGGGTTTGCCACATCGACACATGGTCGGCTTTCGCACCAGGGTCTGACTCTGGTATCAAAAACCCAACGGTTTGCACAATGCACTCACCGTCGTCTTCAAGTTCTTCAAGGCTTTGCCAACCAGCCTCGCTGGTGTGAGCATCAGCCCATTCAACAAGAACGAGGGGGTACGGCAGTTCGACCGTGGTCATGACTAAATCCTACTAAGCAGCCTTGGCTGTTTGCTTGTGGCGCTCGATGGCTTTGTCGATGGCTTCGACGCACTCCACCAGCACCTGTTCTTCTGGGCCTTTAGCCACCACACGAAGAAGAAAAGAACGTATTTGAATCAAGGTTCGTATCGTCATAAGGCGACGCAACTTAGCAGGTTATACGTCCCCTGTTGCATGGTCACGAATGTGGGTATCGACCTTGTTTTCGATGCGGTTCAAGGCACCTGCGACGGTGGCGTGGTCCTCACGGTTCTCCTTACGAAGTGCTTGAACGAGGGCTGCAAGCACCCCGCCGACAGCGGTAATGACCGCAACCGTGATGGCTTCCATCACTCAGCCCCAACCACTTCTTTCCACAATGCAACGATTGCATGGGGGTTGTCCGCCAACTTCGGGGAAATTTCCCAATGGCACCATGCCGCACCAGGCGAGCCGCCATTATCCTTGGCATCCCAAATCTTCCAGCCAGCCTTGCCGCCCAACTCCTTGCGGCTGCAACGCCAACCCCGACCCCAAGCCTTGCCTGGTCCCTTGCCGTCTGGGTCGTGGGCGTAGTCGTGGATTTCTTCAATCAGGAACTTCTCAGCGTTCGCTTCCAGAAACTCAATGATGTCCAACGTGGTCTTGCGGTTCGGACCTTGGATGTCAGCGGCACGACCCGTGGCGTGAACGCTCAGGTTGTTGGACCCTCTCATGTTGCGCACCACATAGGTACCAAGAGACTTGGCTCCGAACTTCTTGCACAGCAGTTGCTGCAACTTCTCGGTCCCTGCCCGCTTTGCCTGCGCTGCGCCATCCGATGTACCTGTGTATTTCCGTGCCATAAAATCCCTACTTGTCTGAGTTGCGGAACACAATAGCAACTGCTACAGTGCTCTCGCCCCGCCAGGTTTTATTACCTTTCTTCCTGGCGGGGCACTTTCATTCCTCGTCTTGAACCTCAAAGAAAATGGCGACAAGGTTGACGATGAGGGCCGCAGTGGAAATCCACAAAGCCTGAGCCTGCACCTCGCCGGACAATGTGATGATGACAAGGGCAGTACCAGCAGCCCACATCAACATTGACGTCACAGGGATAACCCACTTTTTCATACGGACTCCAATCCTAGTTTTTTCTTCTAACCGCCCCTGCTGTGGCAAGGGTTGTGGCACCGATAGCAACGAGCACCCTTCGTTCCCCCACCGGTATCTTGGAATCCGCTGGCACATAGTTGTCAAAACCACCAGCGAACACGTTCACTTCTTCTTCAAAGTCTTTCTTCACCTCAGCGGTGGCGTCGTTCAGAACGAGGACTAGTTCTTCGACCTGTTCTGGGGTGAGGTCTTCCACCACTTGGGCGATGTCTGCCACATTTTCAGGGGTCACGGCTGGGGGCACTGTGACGACCGGCACGGGTCCCCTATCGGGTTCCGTTGTCGTGGTTGGGGACAGGGTAGAAGTCGTCGTAGACGGCAACAGGGACGTTGTGGTGCTAGTTCTGAGGGGGGTTGCAGGCGGGGCAGGTTGAGTGGTCGTTGTTACAGGCGGGACAGGAACAGTCGTCGTCTGTTCGTAAACCGTGGAGGTCGTGGTCGGGGCAGCAACGGTTGTAGTAGTTCCAAATGTCGTTAGAGTCGGGAAACTCGTCGTCGTTGGAGGCAACCATGTGGTCGAAACTATCACGGGAACAGTCGTCGTCTGCTCGACAGTTGTTGTGGATTGAACGACGGACGTTGATGTCGTTGAGGGTTCAACGGTGGTTGTCGTCACGTCAACGGAAGTTGTGGTTGATGCAACTTCGGTGGTGGTGGTTTGGACTGTGGTCGTGGTGGACGGTTCAGTCGTTGTCAATTCAACTGTGGTGGATGTCGCTGCCACGGCAACGTCGGCGGACCACAGGTCATATTGCACACCCTGCCACCACTGGTCAGGATTCCCGCAACACACACCTGCTCGCAGCCGGTATGAACCTGGTTGCAACGGTACTTCTAATCGTGATTGGAGTCCGTACCAGTCGTCGTTCTGCGCAAGCAAAACGCCGTCTGCCGTGAAAAGCCAGAGCATCGGGTCTGACCAGAATCCATCAACAGGAAATGTGCGAGCACTAAAAACTTGTTGCTCGGTGTAATGAAACCAATAATCAGTTGGTCCTGTGACACGAACACTATCGGCAGAAACACGACCTGCTAACGCTACAACCACTGGCACAGCCAGTAGCAGTAACCTAACTTTCCGGTGTTTCAACGGGTGCTTCGGGTGCGCCCTTCGCTTCGTTCACAGCGGCACGAGTCTCAGACTTCACACCGAACGCTTCGTCCACCTCATCAGCGGTCAACTTGCCATCAAGCGATGCCTGAGCCAACTTGGTGAGCACGTTTGCTACGGCGGTGAAACCGGCTAGGGCTGCGGCGTACCACAACGGCATCTGCTGTTCAGGGTTGATGGCGTTGATGACACTGGAACCGGTGATGATGCCGAGGGAGGAGACAAGGAACAGGGCAATCATGCGGCCCATAATGTCTTTGGCAACTTTAATACTCATCATGGCTGGTTCCTATCAGTAGTCGTGTTTGATGATGAAGTTTACAACGAGGTACGGCTGATAGTAGGCGGTGCCGGAGCCGGTTGTTGCGGTACTTCCAGACAGGCTGTGCGTGTGGGCAAGGTCAGTGCTTGCGGTGCTTCCACTGATTGAGTGGTCATGGTCAGATGCGGTTGATGTTGTGCCCGAAAACGAGTGGGAGTGTACAGAAAGGTTCGCTGTGCTGCTAACAGCATCAACATTCGTGTTGGTCAAAAAGGCAGCAGCAGCACCGGTACCCTCAAACCCTTGCGTTGCAGCCTGAGTTGTGTCACCAGTGGTGTCACTGAAGGTGTGACTGTGCGAACCACCAACAGCAATATCAAGGGTGCCGACACCGTGAGTGTGTGTGGTCAATGCCGATGCGGTAGCAAGTGTTCCGACGGCGTGGCTGTGCGCAGGAAGGTTTCCCTCAGCAATCGTCGTTGAACCACCAGTAGCAAGCAAGGTCAGGCTGGCGTTGTCGCCAAGCGGGAAACGACCCTTCATGTCTGGGGTGTTCGCACCAACCAGGGCAATCAGTTCGGTGTATGCCCCGTCGATTGCATCACCGTTGCACAGCAACCAACCAGTCGGGGCTGTCGCACCACCGTAAGCAGAGATGGTTCCGACAGGGCACAGCAGTTTCTTTGCAGCCGCAGCAAGGTCGCCAGCAGCAATCGTTGCGTCGGCAATCTTTGCTGATGTGACCGCACTATCAGCAATACCAGCAGTCGCCACCTGACCCCACTCAGGGGCAGTCGCACCACTGTTCACCTTCAAAACCTGACCAGCAGTACCAATACCCAAACCAGAGAACGTCGACGCACCCTGATACACCAAGTGACCCTGCGCCGAATAGGTGCTTGTCAACTCGTTCGCCTCATCAGCATCCACCGCAGTGAACACCGGATACACCGTCGCACCACCAGCAATCGTCGTGCGAGCTGTCGTGTTGTCCACACCACGACCGTTCGCAGAAGCAGACGTAGACGAAACAGCAGGGTCAACTACCGTCAATGTGGCACCAGAAACCGTGACACACATCTTTTCTTCCTGAGCCGTACCAGGGGCGAATACGGCAAAAAACTTGCCGGTCGGCCATGTTGTCGGGGATGTGCTCAGGGTGATGGAGGTTTGCGTTGCGGAGGTGACACCGGACGAATCAAGCACAGCGGAAACCGCTGCGCCTTTGTATGTCCTGCGAATCTTGACAGCCACCTAGAAACTCCTATTCTTCAACCGACCGCATTGTAACAGTCGCCGTTCCTTCGTAATCCCAGTCAAAACCGGTCCAGTCCACCGGCACCCACTCCAAGTCCTCGATGATGACGGACACCGTTTCATCACCCAACTGCAAGGTGATGATGCGAGGGTCAGCAATGAGGCTCCGCAATGTCCCCAGTTCCTCATCCACATTGAAGTAGTAGTCCTTGTTTTGGACACGCAGTTGCTTGTGTAGGAGGAGTGGGATGCGGAAGAACTCTGACCGGAACGGTGCAGCGTATGCCCGTGCCGTCCACCGTGTCATCGTCGGACCAGTGGTGGCGGTTGCCCGTGCCAACGTGAACTTGAACTGGGCCTCAATGGTTTTGT